TTCATGCACTCGCCTCCTCGGTGTCAAACTTCACAATTTCGCCGTGATACTTCTCAGCGTCGCAGACGGGACACCAGTAACACCCCGCGTCTATCTCTCTCCAAGTATGGCGGTGTCGGCTCATAGCTCCGCCTCGCAGCAGCTAGGAGTGTCGTGACCCCCGCACGACAGGCAGGGGTCACCGAGAGAAGTGGGACGCCACTCCTCCCAGTTGTAGCGAGCGCCCTCGGGCGCAAGATAGGAAACTAGATCAACCCCGCACGAGCACTGGGCGATCTTCGCAGCTGCGTAGGTATCAGCTGCACCTGCTGGGGCGTGTGAGTGGCTCATTATGCGTTCACCTTCTCGCAGTTGTATAGCGGGTCATAGCTGCCAAACTCGGTTAGCTCGTCGGCGCAGTTGTTGATCAGGTACTCGCGGGCTTCCGCTTCAGTCGTTGCAGCCATAAGGCACTTGTACCCGTGGCGCTCGGTTTCTCTGCAGACTCCGCGAAGCTGCTCCAGTAGTAGCTCTGCTCCCTCGGTGATCTCTTCGCCCTCTTCATCGACTAGTTCAAGGGTGAAAGACTTCTCATGGTAGTAGTGTCCGACGTGCTTCAGATAGGCAGATACTGCCTTCTCAGGCCAAGTCAGCAGGGGAGCGTACTCGCGCTCCAAGCGTCCTGCGAAGCACACGCCGTCACCCTGCGACCAGCTGAGCGAGTAGTAAAGATCAAGCTGCAGCGGGAGAGAGTGATCTCCAAGCTCTCCGCCTCGTAGCTCACGCGCTGCAAACTCGCGCAAGTTCTCAGACATCCAGAGGTACTCATCCTCTAGTAGGCGATCTTGTGCCCACTTGATAGCCTTCTCCTGAGCTTCAGGGGCTAGTTCCTCGAAACTGTAGCGCTTCACTACGTATTCTTGCATTATTCTCTCCTTCATTATGAGCAGCCCGTTAGCTGCCTCGTGCTCCCCGCTGGAATTGCACCAGCGCTCAGGCTCTTGCGGGAGCTGCCTTGCTAAGCGGTTACTAGTAGCGACGCAAGTAGTTGCTGCGCCTCGGCTTCTTTTTGCTCTGCTTCTTCGATCTTGCGAGCAGCGTCTAAGCGTAGATAGTTGGCGCTGGACTGGATACCTTCAGCCTTGCGCTTAATAAGTGCCCGCTCGGTTTCATTCATAGCTTCAGTGCTAAGCAGGTCGAGCTCGTTCAGAGCGTGCTCGATCATTGCGTAAATAGCCTTCCGCTTAGGCTCGCTCCAGCCGTCCGAGTAGTGGCGCGAGTACACGCTCCAGCCCTTAACCTCGCCAGTGTCTAAGTTTTTCCAAACTCGGGCGGTTATTGCGCCAAGAAAAGAGCTTCGCTGATAGTTCGCCATCGTGCCATCGAACCCAAAGCCCTGTATCTCCTGCATGTTGTAAGTACCTTCTAGCTTGGCAAGATAGGCGATACTGTCTGGCTCTGCGTTCAGCATGGTTAGGGTGAAGCTCGAAGCCTCCCCGCGCCACTTGCCGACTGCCGTCACTGTAACGCCATCCTCTTCTTTATATCCCGTGACTTCCCAAGTGCTGCCTGCGACTTTTAGTGTGCTCATAGTTCATTCTCTCCTTGATTTAGTGTGTGTTCTAGGGTAATAAGTGCCACGCCTGCGATCATAGCCGAAGCGATAGCGAGAAGTAAATAGATCATGCGTAACTCCCCGCTTCTAGTAGCTGCACCTCGGGACAGTCTGCGCTGCTCCAGTCGGTGTCATGCTTCCATTCAGAGTAAGGCAGAGCTTCAGCCTCTTTTAGCGCCTCCTGCTCGCTATCTGCCTCGATCTCCACGTATGCCCAAGTCTGAACCATAACCTGCACCTCGTACCGTGCCATTATGCTATCTCCAGTCCTTTTAGCCAATTGCGGGTACTTGTGCAGGTCTGACATTCATTCCACTCACTTAAAAAGTTGCCATCGAAGGCGATCGTGCGCTTGTAATTCTTTTGGCACTTGTCGCATATGTCGTAGCGGTAAGCCATTATGCACCCACCTTCACGCGGTCAGCATTCACCCAAGCGGTACCGCCACCAGATACAGGGGTGACCTCTAGGCGGTCGGTACCGTAGACGCTCTTTACGTCAGTCACGATTACCTTGAAGTCGAAAGGGTACGCGTTCAGCGTGCCTTCTTGCCCGATTAGCTTCATTAGCTCCTTCACGTTACGCGCCTCGCTTCCATGAAGCAGTAAGCTCGCGAAGAGCTGCAGCGATAGCCTGCGCCTCTTGTGCGGTCTCTGCATAGGTTTCAGCGCTGACGCGGTAAATGTCGCGTTCTTCTGCTGGGATACTGACAAGCTCGAAGCCTGTAGATAGTCCTTGCTGTACTTGGTTTAGCATGTCTCTCTCCTTAGTTGTAGTGCCTCGTTATAGGCACAGGGCAAGTATAGGCACACTCTGCAAGCTATTGCAAGTCAGATAGCAAGTAATTTTAGTGTGTTGTGCGTCACACTCTGGAAGAGATCAGGACCCGATCAGCTGGGGACAGGACCGAGCTATCAGCGAGGTATCTGCACCAGATCAGAGCTTTATCTCGTAGCAGTAGCAGGGGACAGGGGACACGGCGTAAGGCGTGGAGACTGTCGTACGTCATAAACCCGCAGTTATAACCTGATAACTACCTGAGAAGTACCTGAAAGCAGTCAATAACCTCTGCTAACTGACTGCAAACTGCCAGTAACTGCATGCCTTTGCTCAGCCTGTAACAATTCGGACAAAAAGGACGAATTACCTACCTTTGACCGTACGGTTATTTAATTAACGACGAAATTGTATGTGTCTCTCTCCTCACAAATTTTTTGGGTTATACGCCTCTGACCAGCACCTTTGCCCCTGCTACGGTAACAGTGCGTCCTAAAGACGCCTGTGCTACCTATCTATAAAAAGATTTTAAAAATACTTTCAAAAAAAACGTTCGTTTAGGGTGTTTGAACGGATTAAATACTGTATGTAGCAGTAAACAGTTATTCGCAGGTTTTTATGAACCTGCTCATACAGTTACAGAACAGTCTGCTATACAGTATTTATAGACAGCCTATTTCTGCCTAAAAGCAGATAGCATAGGCAAAAAGACTTTACGCTCGCCCCGGACGGGGGCGGCGGGAGCTGTGGATAACGGCGGGGAAAGTAGATGGCAACAACACCAAGGCAAGGGTTCGGAAAGGGCGAAGACCACTTCAAGGTTAAAGCACTGGCTGAATCTAAAGCAAAGGTGATTGAGGCTGTTGGCTCAGGAGCCACCACCCACCAAGCAATGGATTTAGTCGGAAAGAAGCATGAAACCCTTCGGGTCTGGATGTCGCGTGACTCCGAGTTTGCTGCAGCTTTAGCGGAGGCAAAGGAGCGAGGCGAGGCAATTACATTGCCGAGTGGACAGACGTCTAAGACGGACATTAGCTTTGCTGACTTTTCAAAAATTTTTCTTAACCAGACAGTATTCCCCCATCACCAAAACTGGATCGATCTGCTAGAAGGCAAAGACCCTTCCTACAAGCATCCAGCCATGACGTATGAGCCGGGTCACAAGAACCGCCTATTGGCTAACGTTCCTCCGGAACACGCCAAGTCAACGGTGGTCACGGTTAACTACCCAACCTACAGAATTTGCATGGACCCCAATGTTCGTATCATTGTGGTATCCAAGACAATTACAAAGGCGAGAGAATTCGTCTACTCCATCAAGAACCGCCTGAGTCATCCTCGGTGGTTAAAGATGCAGAACACCTATGGACCTGCTGGCGGCTGGAAAGAAGACGCCGAGACATGGCGTACTGACACTGTGTATCTGGGTACCGAGTCTCGTGACTCATCAGAAAAAGACCCGACGATACAGGCACTTGGTATGGGCGGACAGATTTACGGATCCCGTGCGGATCTGATCATCCTCGATGACTGCATTACCACTTCCAACGCCCATGAATGGGAGAAGCAACTCAACTGGCTTCAGAAGGAAGTTATCACCCGTCTGGGTAAGAACGGTAAGCTCCTCATCGTAGGTACTCGTATTTCGGCTATTGATCTCTACCGAGAGATCCGTAACCCAGAGCACTGGTCTGGCGGAAAGTCACCTTTCTCCTACCTTGCTATGCCAGCCCTTCTAGAGGCTGCCGATGATCCTAAAGACTGGGTAACTCTTTGGCCTAAGTCAGATGTACCGTGGGACGGAGACGAAGATGAGCTTCCGGACGAGAATGGCCTCTTTCCTAAATGGGACGGACCAACCTTATTCCAGCGTCGAAGTGAAGTTACGCCTAGTACATGGGCTCTCGTCTATCAGCAAGAGGACATCCAAGAAGACGCAATCTTCTCACCTTCCATTGTCTCGGGCTCAACTAATGGGGCTCGAAGAGTCGGATCTCTAAAGCCCGGTGCGGTAGGACATCCTAAGACTGCTGAGGGTTACACGATTATTGGTCTTGACCCAGCTATCGCTGGTAAGACAGCGCTGGTTGCTATTACCTACAACCGAGCAGATGGAAAGATCTATGTCCTCGACTGTCTTAACATGGCAGATGCGTCTTACCAAAAGATCAACGCAGCCATCAAAGTCTTCACAGAAAAATATAGACCTCAAGAATTTCGTGTCGAAATCAACGCTTTCCAGAAAGCTTTTGAACTCGATGACGAACTTAGACAATGGTTGGCTGGAAGAGGCGTGCGGTTATCCTCACACTTCACCGGCAAGAATAAATGGGATACCAACTTTGGTGTGGCGTCCATGTCTCCATTGTTTGGTACGCTCCGCGACGGAAAGCATCTAAACAACAATCTTATAGAGCTGCCATCGACCGAAGGGTCGGAAGGCATGAAGGCTCTGGTACAGCAACTGATTACTTGGAAGCCTGATACGAAGTCCCCTACGGACTGCGTGATGGCTCTCTGGTTCGCTGTCATCCGTGCTCGTGAGTTAATCCAAAATGGTACTCGCGTCACTCCATACTTGAACAATCGCTGGGCTACTAAGGCTCAGATGGAATCTCGTCATTCGATCAACCTCGAAGATGCCTTTGCCTCTCAGTGGCAAGAGCAATACAGCTAAGGAAACATTATGTCAATCGAACAACACGACGGCGGTGGAGACAACTTCGAAGGCTTAACTGGTGGTTTACGCAGCGCTGGTGGAGATAATGTTGAATCTTTTTCTAAGCGTAGTTCAGATCTTCCTAAGTCTCAAAACAAAGCAATCAATAGCCAGACTAAAGCTGCTAGCACTTATGCAACTAAAGATCTTGGCGCTGTTGAGCGCGGTGGTAGAGCAGCTGAAACCCGCAAGGCAAATGAAACCGCAAGATTAAATAATGCTTACAATGCTGGTCAAAAGACTGGCGCCGTTAAAGGCGCAATAGCCACTGCTGTGGTTGGTGCTGCAGGTGTCGGTGTAGCTCATGCATTAACACATCATGCTTCTGCTGCAAGTGCAACAACTCCTGCCCCTCGTCAAGCTGGTACAGCTCTTAATAGTGCATCTCCAAAACCCGGAACCGGCGTCGCTACACGCGGCGTAACTAAGCAGTAAGGACAAACATGGCAACCCCAGCTCCTCAAGGACATAGCGCACCGCTTCCTCAAAAGGGTTCACTCGGTGGACAGCATGCACGTCCAGATTACACAGGGCACGCAGAGACACATCCTCTGCCACATGGTAAGACTTCATCTACCAAGGGTGGTTTGACATACACCAAGAACGGTAAGGGTCAGGTCATTATGATCACAGATGGTAAAGGTGGAGCTACAGGCACCGCTGATACACCGGGCTTTGGTATGGGACGCGGAACCGAATAATTCAACCAACTTTAAGGACTACTAAATGCTAACCAAGCAACAAGTCATCTCACGTGTGATGGCACTTCGCTATCGCAGCACGTCTCGTGACATGCGTAATGGTGATGTGCAGATGGTACGTCAAGGAAAGATCTCACAGGTTTACCCTAACTTCTTTCCAGATGGTATCGACCAAAACGTCGTAGCCAACTTTATCGATGTAGTGGCACGCGACTTTGCAGAAGTCTTTGCACCACTACCAGCAGTTAACTGTTCTGCTGTCAATCAAACATCAGACCGTGCCCGCAAGTTTGCGGACACTCGTACACGTATCGCCAGCAACTACTTTGCACATTCTCAAATGGATGTACAGATGTTCAATGGCGCAGACATGTACATCACCTATGGTTTCCTCCCGTTCATTATTGAACTGGATGAAGAGGCAAAGCTACCACGCATCCGACTAGAAAATCCAGTAGGGGCATATCCCGAGTTTGATCGCTACGGACGATGCATAGCCTTTGTTAAGCGTTATTCAATGACGCTCTCTGAGTTAGTCGCTCAATTCCCAGACTATGAACGACAGATCCTTGGACCGGACGGGTACAAGCAAGATCTTAATGGCATGATCGAAATGATCCGCTATTACGACAAAGATCAGTCGATGATGTATCTTCCATCACGCACCAATTTCGTCCTCTCACAGGTTCCAAACCCTATGGGCAAGATGATGGTTATTGTCGCTAAGCGACCAAGCGTTGATGGTGAACTTCGTGGTCAGTTCGACGATGTGCTAGGCATTCAGTTGCTACGTAACCGATTTGCTTTGCTTGCTATGGAAGCAGCAGAGAAGTCCGTTCAATCACCAATCGTACTGCCCAACGATGTGCAAGAGCTTCAGTTGGGTGGCGATGCTGTCATTCGCACAGCTAACCCTCAAGGCGTACGTCGCGTAGAACTCACGCTGCCTCAAGGAGCATTCAATGAGTCACAATTATTGAATGAAGAACTCCGCGTAGGAGCGCGTTACCCTGAATCGCGTACCGGAAATGTTAATGCGTCCGTCGTTACAGGCGAGGGCGTCAATGCCCTGCTTGGCGCATTTGACACCCAAGTGAAGTCTGCTCAAACTATCTTTGCTGCAGCACTTCGTGATGTTCTTTCCCTCTGCTTTGAAGTAGATGAGAAGTTATTCGATGAGACAAAGACTATCCGTGGTATCGATTCCGGATCTCCTTACTCAGTAACATACACACCTTCCAAGGACATCAAGGGTGATTACTCAGCCGATGTTCGTTATGGAATGCTTGCTGGTCTTAACCCAGCACAAGGCCTAGTATTTATGCTTCAAGCACTTGGCGGTAAGTTAATCTCCAAGGATTTGGCTATGCGTGAACTTCCATTCGGAGTGAACGTAACTCTAGAGCAAGAACGTATCGAGACGGAAGACTTGCGTTCAGCTCTCATTGGCAGTTTGTCTGCCATGACCCAAGCAATCCCACAGATGATTACTCAAGGACAGGATCCAACGGATCTAGTCAAGAAGATCGCAGCGGTGATCCAAGCCCGACAAAAGGGCATTCAGATCGAAGACGCTATCGAAGAGATCTTCGCACCCGAGAATCCTCCTGCTGGGGCTGAACAACAGGTAGAGCAGCCGTCCGTCCCCTCTGCTCCCGGCGCTCCAGCAGAAGGCACTCCTCTTCCGGGAGGCGCACCGCAAAACGGAGTCCCAGATCTACAGACATTACTTGCTGGCTTAACAGCTGGTGGGCAGCCAACAGGCGGAGTAAGTACAAAACAAGTCACACAAGCGCGATAGGGACAAGCGATGACAACGATTATCGGCATTGAATACCACGATCGTTCAGTCATTATGGCAGACAACCGCGTCACAGATGACGGCGGTAAAGTTTGGCACCATCCCGATATGGTAAAGATCAGCAAGCGTGGAGCATTTATCGTTGCTGGCGCTGGTGAAATCCTCCCATGCGATGTCATTCAACACATCTGGGAACCACCACGAGTGCTTGCAAAAGACAAAGAAGACCTTTGGCACTTCATGGTAGTCAAAGTAGTACCTTCAATGCGTAAGTGTTTGGTTGAAAATGGTTACAACTTTAACGAAGCAGACGCTGGCGATAACCGATTTGGATTTATCGTATCCGTTGCTGGTCATCTCTTTGAACTTGATGACAGTTTAGGTATGACTCGTCAACTCAATGGCATTTATAGCATTGGATCTGGCGGATCTTACGCTCTTGGCGCTTTAGCAGCGGGTGCTGAACCAGAAGAAGCCATGGATATTGCTTCACAACTTACAGCATTTACAGCAGGACCTTACATTACAGAGACTCATTACAAGTAGGAGGAACAATGGCTAGAGGTGGATACCGTCCAACTGCTCCTCAGAACAACTTTGGCGTCTCAGCTTCAGGTGGAAACGGTAATAAGGGCAACTCTCCAGTGATCCGTCAAATGACAACTCAAGCTCCTCGTTATATGCCCGGTTTACCACAAGGTCAGGGACGTTCAACCTTTGCTACACAGCAAGCAGCACCACTAGCAGGTAATCCAACACCTGTCCCAGCTATGCCTTCAGCGGGCGGAGGATTGCCTACAAGCGGTCCGCAGGCTGTTCCGCTATCTGCGCCTACACAACGCCCTAACGAGCCTGTAAACGCTGGTCTTAATGGACAGCCTTATGTCTCGCAACAGAATCAAGCACAGAACGCTGGCTTAATTCAGACACTTAATCTTCTTGACCAACTTGGTAATAATGCTTCAAACCAAGTCAAGTCAATCCGCAACGCTTTGCAGGCTCACTTGAGCAATGCTAGTGCTGTAGCACCATCAGCTTCTCAAGGAATCCCGGGCAACGTAGCGCCAACACCACCGACACAACAGGGGTAACACATGTCTGATGTAACTCCATTGCCTCCGGTATCACCATCAGGTAATCCTTCAGCGGATCTTGTTGGCGATCGTATCAATACTCTTGCTGCTCTAGGTCACACACAGTGGATGGACCCAATTCTTGCTGCTCACGTAGCCAGCCCTGCTGGTGGTAGCACTCAGAACATGGCTACCAACGCTGACACAATGAAGCTAGCAATGATGACAAAGCCTTTAGAAGGCTCTACATTCCTTTCAGATCCTTTGCTTCATGCAGTTGAGACGCCTATTCAGAAGGCTCTATCATGGGCTCATAACCAGTATTCACACCCACCTGTAGTTACCTCGAACATCAACGATGTTCAGGCTAGCATGCAGCTTAAAGGTTACGGTATTGACCCTAATACAGGACAACCTTTGGTTAAGGGTAACTGGACTTCATCATGGACAAATGAACTACGCCGTTTAGCGAACGATCAATTCAACGTTCCCGGCTTTGGCAACGTATCTGCCATGAAGATCATCTCCCCACTTCTCGGAGAAGCTAGCCTAGCTAAGGTAGCGCCTCAGATAGTCGGTTGGGTAGAAAACCTAGGACGTGCTGGACGCCAGATTATGGCTGACCAAGCTGGTTCTATTATGAACGATTTCGGCGTAGGCCACGGAAGTTCTCCTGACGAGAACCAAGCAGCCAACGTAGCCCGTATCGAAAACGATCTTGGTGGCAATACCACCACAGAACAAGTTATGCAGCAAGGAATGACACGTCGTTCTATCGCTGACATCGGAAACATGTTCCAGTTTGCATCCGTCATTGACGGTGCACTTGGCGTTTCTGGCGTTGTCAAGAACGTAGCTGGCGGAATGATTAAGGGAAGTGTCCCTGAGGACGCTAACGTTGCTCAAAAAGTTGCAGCCCTTGTCAAGAAGACTGCTACTGAGCCTCAATCTATGATTACTCGTAGCTTGCCTGAAGAGTTTGCTGCTACTCCACGCTTTGGTTTTGTTAAGTGGCTTTACAATGCTGCTCCAGATGCTCCTAAAGGCGCTGAAGGTTCCGGTGTATTGAACCTCCTTAACGGAGTTCCCGGTGCTCGCAACCTATTACCTTTGATTGCTAAATTGCCTACCGAAGGTAGCAAGTATGCAGTGCTTAAAAACACTATTGCTTCTCTTAGCCGTATCCCTGCTCGCCAAGTTACCAACGCATTGGCATCTCAAGGATTCAGCACAGGCATCAAAAGCCTTGCTATCAGCGAAGCTGAAGACAAGCTTAGCGGTGGAACACCCGCTACTTATGATCTAGCACACCAAGCACCTTACTCAGGCATGCTTGGACAAGCCTTGAATGCAATCAGCATGTCTGCTGGTGGACATTTCATGGGCAATGCTGGCTCTGTTCACGCAGGTAACTTTATTGAAGGAGCTCTTACTCCTCTCAAGGATAGCCTTGCTACCGCAGGCGTAGGCGATGCTTTCAAGCAAGCCACAGGATTGTCTGTCAAAGACATGACTGAAGCCTTTGGTCAGACCGAAGCTACCAACATCTACAACGAGTACCTCAATAAAGGCGCTGCTTATCATTACGCTGAGACTCGACTTGCTCAAGATGTCAAAGATGGCAAGTTTGAAGCAGGCACAGATGACTATTTTAAGGCTGGTCAGAAGTACGCAGAAGATGCATACTCAGAACCTCACATTGCCAACTTTGCTCGCAACTCATTTATTGGTCAATCCAATGACATGATCACCCACTTTATGAAGGAAAACTTCGACTACCTTGACAAAAAGGCTACTGGCGAAGTTCTACCTGAATTCAAGACTGGCAAAGCCGGTAAAGAGAAGTGGATCGCAGCTCGTCAGAAGATTGCCGCTTTGCGTCCAGATCTTGAGACTCTCCTCAAAGAAGAGAACAAGAAGTTTGTCTTTGGATCCAGCGCTGTAACCAAGGCTGAAGACCTACGCAGCGAGCGCTTAGCCGCTGACATGAACAAGAACCCTACTTTTGATAACACTGCTAATACCAAGGCTCTCTATCACCTCAATGACAAGGTAGATGACCACGCTCCTGAGACATGGATGCTTAGCGAGAATGGACCTTACGGTTCTGGTATCAAGGCTACAGATGATACCAATTGGGTAGGCCGTTCTAAGAAGAATACCTACAACCTTACCCATGTGTCTCCTTCGGGAGCACCAGCCAAGATCTTAGATCTTAACAAGCGTGGCGAAAGCAATGCCATTGCTGATGCGATCAAAGAAGTTATCGGCAGCAACATGGGTCGTTCAGGTGACATTAACAAGGCTCTTGATGAGCTAGGTGTTATGGAGCCGGGAGATACTCCCAATACTCTTCGCTACCTTGAAAAGGGCGCTATCCCGGGCAAGGTTGCCAAAGGTTATGAGCAACTTCGTAAGGCTCTCAAAGATGACTTTAACTATACAGGACAAGAAGTTCTTGATGCTTACCGCACAGCGCTTACAGCTGCTGGCAAGCTTAACAAACAACAAGTAGATCAGCGTATCGCTGCAGTAACACGCGATGCGATGAGCAAGACTGAATCCTCTGGTTTCAAGTACATGAACAAGGATGGCAAGACCCTTCATGTTATTAAGCCTGAAGCAGCCACTGCTGTCAAGGTACGCGTAGATCCAGCACTTGCCAAAGATAGCTTTATGCCTAGCACTATCTTCCACAATAACGTTGTGGGACGTGGACAGCTTGGATTTGTTGGTCCGGAATACCAGACTCAACAAGACATCCAGAACGCTGTACGCAAGATGGCTAGCAAATACTCAAAGCTTGGTCACGACCAAGAAGTAGCTAACATGTTCTCAACTATTGAGATGGAAGCTAGAAATAACGTAGCCCCAGAAGTGGCTCCTCATGCTCTGCAACCTATGCCTATCGGTGGTAAAGAACATGAAATCTGGAAACAAGGTCAGGCTCTTGCCGAGAAGCTAGGTATGTCTCCTAAGACAGTATCTCTTCTAGAAGATCCAATCCAGATGATGTACGCACTTTGGAAGCGTTCACAAACACAGGCTTCAGAGGCATCTCTTCTTGATAACGCTCCTCAGGAAGCACATGATGCTTGGGAGGCTGTTAAAGCTCATGGATGGCGTCCAGCTCTAGGTACCGGCATCGGTCATGCCTATGAGAAGTCGATCATTCCTCCACACGTTGTCGAAGACAACAACAACGCTATCCGTAATGCAGCCCGTGGCTTAGGCCTAGGCATGGATGCTATCAAGGACACTAACGTCTTTGAAGTACGCCGTGCTCAACGCGCAGCGGCTATCGATGAATGGCTTTTGAAGACAGGAACAAAGCTACCGTTCAATATGAACGGACGCGATGTACTGAACCTGCTCTCACAAGGTGCGGCTAAAGAAGGTGCAAAGCTAGGTAAAGTAGGTCACATCTTCCAAGATGCGATGACCATTCCTAAGCGTGCACTCAGCGTTGTTTACAACCGCGCTACACCTATGACCGACAAGATATTTAATGAAGATCCTGCCAATGCAGAGCTTCTCGCTTCTGGCGATGAAACTGCGATTGAGACAGCTCGTGCAGAACAGCGCACTAAGGCTCAGCTTGCTAAAAGCGCTGAGACTACTGTCAACAATCTCAGCACTGCGAGCATGCGTAAGATCCTCATGCAGCCTATCAACCCAGATAGCAAGCTTGGATACGAAATTCCTTTGATGGATCGTGCTACAGCTAACGCGGTTATCACCCATATCCTTGCATCTGATGCAAAGATGAAGGCTACTTACGTAGGCTTAGGTAAAGTTGAAGATGTACTTCGTGCTTCTACCGCTGGTATTGCCAAGGGTGCTATGTCATTCATGGGTAAGACAGCGCTACCTGCTGGAGAATCTTCAGCTCGTTGGGGTCTTTTTGATGCCACAGCTGGTCTAGGACAGAACATGATCGCTCTACGCGATAAGTTCCGCTTTGATCTGAATCCACTATTTGGTATTCGTCGTATGGTTAAGACTAACCTTAAGGCTGCCTTAGAAGGCATCCCTGCGACTGCTAACCCTTACCTATCTTTGATGCGTACAGGTCGCTTGCAGGATGCATTTGATCTTACCAAGCGCTTGATCCCAGAGGAATTTGGTAGCAAGATGTCTGGCGCTAGTGAGCTTGACGGCACATTGGCTAAAAGCGACATTTTCAACTTCTACAATCCTTTGCACAGCATGATGTGGCAAGCCCAACATCTCAAAGAGATGGGTCTTAGCGACGAAGAGATTGCTGGCAAGCTTGAGAAAATCAACGGCTACGGAGATCGTACCGCCTTTGAGAAGAGCATCGCTACAGTCTTTTATCCATTCTCATTTAACAAGACTCTCTACCGCAACATCGGTGGTTACATCCTAGATAACACAGGTAAAGCAGCAATCCTTAATCAGGCTTTACAGGTATATCAGCATGGCGTCAAGATTGATGGGCATGAATTTGCCTTCAATAAGAACAACGCTATCGGTAACTGGCTAGATAAGAACTTTGCTTTGATTACAGAGCTTAAGCAACTGAACGCCCTTGACCATGGAATTGGTCTAGGACAGTTTGGTGGTATTAACTCTCAGTACATCAACACCATCTTGAACATGTTCGCGCCGCAGGCTATTACCTCTGATAACGCTTCACAGGCTACCAAGCTCCTTAAGGGCTTGATTCCAGCATGGTCAGAGTTGAACGCTTTGCTTGTGGGTTACAACCCAGAGACTGGTCAGAACGTATGGGGTCAGGGAACTTTGCCAGAAACGGCACAAGCCGGATGGCTTAAGATCCTTAACGAAGCACAGCATTTCGCCAACTTTGTTAACTCTGACATCTTCAAGAATCCTCCTCGTCGTGCTATTAACTACTCAAACACGACTAGCGATCTAGGACAAGTTCAGCAAGGTCTTGACTTTGTCACCTTGGCTAAGTCTTACTTGGCTCCGGCTATTAGCCGTAAGTTGACATGGGCTCAAGCACTTCCAGCTGGAACCTACATTCCACGTACAATCGAAAACCTTAAAATCAATGCTTCAAGTATTGAGAAGTACGCTGGTTTGCTTTATCCAGCTTATGAAGCTGGCGGAAGCACAGCTGCTTATGAACTAAAGAATGATGCTCTTACCAAGACAATGAACCGCTTGGATCAGTCTAACGACTGGAACTATGCCAACTATCAATCATTCTTTGATCAAGCAACCGTAGTCCTAAATAAGATCAATACAACCAAGGACATCAACACAGTGGCTGCTGATACTCAGAAGATGCGTGATAAGGCAGTGGCGATTGCCATGGGAACGCCTACATCTAAAGCCGATCCGCGTTTCTTGGGCTTCTACAAGAAGTTCTATCAATCTACTTTTGGACCTATTGAGGAAGTGAAGTAATGGCTAAAACATTTGCTCGTAGTTCAGCTACTACAGATACCAAAGCTGCTGGAGCGTTAGGTATTGGTCCCGGTACTATGGGTGGCAGTAGCCAAACCACTACCACAGGAAACACCCAGACAACTACAACAGGCACTGCTCCTGCAGGTCTTGCTGCAGATACTGGTGGTGTTATCACCACAGGTACAACGACTTCAGCTACCAATGCTTGGAAGACAGCTCAATACCCAACCAAGATGCCTAACGGCAAGACAATGGTTGGATCAGATGGTAAGCCTTTGCCATCTACAGTTGACGGTCTTACCTACATGGCTTCTTTATTCTTGTCAGCTAACCAGAACATGGCTGATACTCTGCGTACGAACGCAGCAGCTGGCGGTTACTACGATGCTGCTGGCATTAAGAACTACCAACTCAAGCTAGGTTCTAAGTTCACTACAGCCGATGCAACAGCCCTTCAAGGTGCTATGCAACAGGCTAGCAACCCTACATCTGGTCTTAGCCAAGGTGCTCCTGTAGACATTAGAGCATTTATGGGACAGCAAGATTCCATTGCTTCTAGCCCTTACTTCGCTAACAGCACTTACAGCCGTATCAGCCGTGACCAACCTAACGTCGTGGCTAGCAATAACGTGGTTAACGATCTATTCCTTCAGTTCATGGGACGCAAGGCTAGTGATCAAGAACTGGCTGCTTATGGCAACGCATACCTCAAGTATGCCGCTGCTAACCCAACCATGAATGAGACGGGTTCTACCAGCTATACCCCGGCTACTAACCCAACTAGCGGAACAGTATCCCGTGTTAAGTCTGGTCAGACCTACAACTCAACAAGCAATGACCTTACCGAGAACCAATTCGTAGAGAATTCGATTCGCCAATCAGGTGAATACAACGCCTACACCGCAGCTGGTACTGCATTCGACATGATGCAGAAGCTAGCCACATCTAATATGGCAGGAGTATAATGGTTGACAAGAATAAAAAACCAGTAAGCACTTCTGCTTCAACATCTGCAGAAAATGTAGTAGGCGGTTTACTTCAAGGCATCAACGCTACTCAAAATATCTTATCCAACCAGTATTCTGGAGCTTATTCTTTCTGGCATCAAGACGATGTAAAAGACCCTAACACTGGCAAGAAGTATTCTCCTAAAGGATCTCTTGGCTGGGTACTTCAGACAGCCATTGACAAGGGCTACCTTCAGGCTTCTGATCCGACCAACTTTGACAACCTGTTCAAGTCTAGCGACTGGTACAAAGCCAATGGTGGTCAAGGACTTCTAGCCGCTGAAGCCCAGTTTACAAACCCTGCTAACTATCAAGCTGCCTTTGAAATCCGCAAGCAAGCCATTCAAGCAGAGGCTATCAAGCTAGGTTATACCCTTCCTGATGACAAGAATCTTAATGATCTTGTCACTGGTTCGATGTACCAAGCCTTTGATGCAAGCGTCTATGGATCATCTGATTACCAGACCAAGCTCCAGTCTAAGATCACTCAGACTGCAGTTAACTCCAAGATCCCTATTACTGCTGGTGCTGGCATCACCACTGAGCAAAGCCTTCGTAGCTATGCTCAAGATATGGGTGTCAATGTAGGCGATGATTATGTTACTTCGGCTGCCAATGCGGTCAATGATCCTAGCTCTGGTGCAACCATTGAGACTTATCAGCAACATCTTCGTGATATGGCTAAAAGCCAATACTCAGGATTCGCTGGGCTGATCGACAAAGGCATGACCATGAAGCAGATCGCTGATCCTTATGTTCAGCAAATGGGCAGCATCCTTGAATTAGATCCTGCATCTATTGATTTCTCAAAAAATCCAACAATTCAAAAAGCCTTAGGTACGACTATCGGACCAGACGGTACTGCGACTCCCACATCTATGTGGCAGTTCCAGCAGAACCTTCGTTCTGATCCTCGTTGGCAGTACACGAACAATGCCCGTGACACAGTTACTGGTATCGCACATGGCATTCTTAAAGACTTTGGAGTGGCAACCTGATGGCAACACAATCAGCTGCTTTACAAGCAGCATTTGCTAAAGAAGCAGCAGCCAAAGTTAAAGCAGCAGCGTCAGCTGCTAAAGCGGCTGCATCTAAAGCCATTGTTCAAGCTGACATTGCAGCAGGGCTTAACCCTTTTACAACGATTACCAGCTCAAGTGGAGTCAAAAGCCAAGTAGTTCCTGTTAATACAGGTGGCGGTTCTTCTGCTCCTGCAGGTGGCAAGACAGTGGTTGGCAGTAGCACATCGGTTAACGCTCAAGGACAAGATGTAACCACCATTACATACTCAAACGGTACGACTAACGTCACTACTTCTTCAGGCTTAGATGCTGGTGTGCAGACACAGCGTCAAAGTGTCTACGACACGGTTAACGCTCTTTTCACTTCTTACGGTATCTACAAAACAGATCCTGTGACTGGTCAGCTTGATTCATCATCAGCTGCCCTGCAAAATATCATTAAGAACGATGCCATGGGTGGCATGAGTTCCGATGCTATCAGCCTTGATCTTCAGACCAGCCAAGCGTACATGACTCGTTTCTCAGGAAACACTCAGCGTCTTAAAGCTGGACTTAACGTTTTGTCTCCTGCTGATTATCTCGATTACGAAAACCAGATCACAGGTATGATGAAGGATGCTGGACTTCCACCTCAGTACTACACACAAGCTGCTATCGGTAACCTTATCGGTTCTGACCTTAGCACCTCTGAGGTTCAATCTCGTATCAACCTAGCACAGGCTAGCGTAGCTAACGCTGACCCGTACTATACCGCAGCTTTGCAGCAGTACTACGGCATCAGCTCACAGCAGATGGTAGCCCATGTATTGGATCCTACGATCTCAAGCACCTTGCTTCAAGAGCAAGTCGGATCTTCACAGATCGGTGCTGAGGCTGCTCGTCAAGGACTGGCTAACACAGTGGCTAACAGCCAAGCTCTTTATGGAGCTGGCGTTACCCAAGCCACAGCCCAGACAGGCTTTGGCAAAGTAGCCAATGTGCTTCCTGCAGCTACCAACATTTCTAACATCTACGGCAATCAGACTGGCTTGAATTACAACCAGCAGAGTGCCGAACAGCAATACCTACTGAACAACGGACAGGCAGCCCTAACCCAACAAAAGCTTAGCGCCTATGAAACCGCTAACTTCCAAGGTCAATCAGGCATTAACCCTAACGTCCAAACCTTGAGAAAGTCAATGCAAGGTAAGTTCTAAACAGAATCCTATCTCACACACCGGCAGAGATAGCGTACATAGACCGGTAGTAGAAGCCACGTCATTTCCCCGAATGGTCCGTGCGGTCTGCGATACACATAACAGAATGGGAGAACGGTTGCTATGGCAACAAACGATTGGGACGATGAAGATGACTTTGATCTCGAAGATCAGAGCTTGAATAACAACAATTCATCTAGCGGTGATGACCTTGTTAAGAAGTTGCGTAAAGCACTTCGAGCAAAAGAGAAAGAGAACAAAGACCTCGCTGAGCGCTTTGAGTCAGTATCCAAAGTACAGCGCGAGCAAATCGTTCATAAAGTCCTTGATCAACAGGGTGTCAGTCCTAAAGCGGCACGACTTATCCTAAAAGATTTAGACAGCGTTAACGAGGAGTCAGTCAATAACTGGCTCGATGATAATGCGGATCTTTTTGGGTTGACTGTGCAAAAGCAGGCAGACCCTCAACAGCAAATTGACCGTGCGGCATTACGCCAGCAGGACATTGCGACGCAGGGTGCAGTAACACCCGGCCGTGACGAAGATATTGCAGCAAGGGTCGCTAATGCTAGCGAGTCCGAACTGCTCGAAATGATTCGCAGCGGAAACTTTTAATAACAACCCAACTCTAACCTTATAGGAGGTGCAACATGGCTAACGCTTATACAAATACTGGCTCGACCAGTCTTGGCGGTACAGTCGGAAGTGCTGGTTTAGTTCAGAAGGCGTACGATCGCCTTATCGAATTCCAGCTTCGTGCTCAACCTCTTATCCGTAACATCGCGGATAAGACACCAGCACGTCAAAGCATCCCGGGTTCATCTGTTGTATTGCAACGTTACGTTGACTTGACACAACAGACCAACTCTCTTACAGAGACAGTTGATCCGGATGCAGTAGCGCTCGCTACACCAACATACACAACCATTACTCTTGCCGAGTATGGTAACGCAGTGCTCGTAACACGTGCGTTGGAACTCTTCAGCCTTGCTGACGTAGATCCAGCTATCGCTAACATCATCGCGTTCAACATGGCAGACTCGATCGATACAGTTGCTCAGAACGTTCTCTCTGCAGGTACAAACGTACTTCGTCCGGGAACAGTTACATCAACTGCTACATTGACTTCTTCTTCAACATTTAACTCAGCTACTGCCCGTAAGGTCACAGCTAAGCTACGTACAAACAAGGCTATTCCTCGCAAGGGTAACATGTACGCTGCGTACATCCACCCAGAGGTTGCTCTTGATCTCCGTGCCGAAACAGGCGTCGGATCTTGGCGTCAGCCACACGAGTACCAAGCTGCAGATGAGATCTGGGCTGGCGAGATTGGTTCGTACGAAGGTGCGTACTACATTGAGTCACCTCGTATGTTCTCAGCTAAGACAGGTGCTGCTCAGTCTACATGGACAACAGCAACTTCAACTTCTGCTGCTTCAGGTGCTACAACAATCGCAGTAACATCTGCTACTTCAGGTGCGTTGTCAATCAACGTCGGAGATCAGGTTGCTGCTACAGGTATCGCTGCTAACACAACTGTTACAGCTATCGATTCAACTGGCCTTATCTGGACACTCTCAGCTGCTGTTACATCAGCTGGTGTCACATCAGGTGCAACAGTTACCGTGACTCCAATCACAAAGGTATTCAACACCTACTTCGCTGGACAGCAAGCTCTGTCTGAAGCCGTAGCCGAAGAATTCCACGTTGTGATCGGTCCGGTCGTTGATAAGTTGATGCGTCAGCGTCCACTTGGTTGGTACGGAGTAGGCGGCTGGGCGATCTATCGTCAAGAGTCACTATACCGTGTCGAATCATCATCAAGCATTGACTACGTGTAACCACTAGTAATTGATTGACTGCAGGGCTGGGTAAACCCCCAGCCTTGTGGCCTTTTAATTAACAGACTATTAACCAAGGAGTGCCATGACTCAGTATTACTTCACTGGTCCTACGACCTCCGAAGGTCCAGCCGGTGGCGGACGCTTGTTTATCCGCTTTCGCCTAGACCGCGGTATCACACTTTTACGCATGAATAACGTCTGGACTGAGATTCGTTACCCCACCGAAGATCAGACTGGCGCAGCCGATTACGTCCTTTGGGGCGGATATAAGAACGTCATCAATCAGGAGATAGCAAATGAGCTCACAGCAGCGGGGTACGGGGACTACATCATTCCAATCAACGAATGGCCTTACACCTCATAGTCACGTTAGCAAGGTCTTGAAATGGCAGTACGACCTTATAGACGGAGACATGAAGCAGAAGGTATCCCTTTACGGATGCACAAAATGCGATGAAACATCATTGGTTCCTTTTAGGGAACCAGATCAAGTTACCGAGCATGACGGTCATAAGTCCTTTGTGGATGGATGCTTTGGTTGCAAGATCAAGACACTTGAACTAGCCACAGGTGATGCTGCAGGTCACATCATCGAATCTGGCACCACTCAAAAGAAGTGGGACAAAGAATTGGATAAATACCGAGACGCTAGACGTCAAGGTATTAAGCCCGAAGGTACCAGCACCGCTGCTATCGAGAAGGCTATCCAAGCGTCGGAGGTTCTCAATAAACCTTATGACGGCGAAACTATGCCTAAAGCAGCTTACATCAATGAAAAATCAGTAGAAGTCTTTAAGGAAGTAGGAGCAGTATAAATGTGTATGACATGCGGTTGCGGTGAGCAACCAGTAACAATCACAGCACCAGTCAGAGTTGCACCGGGCCAAGATGTTTCAATCATCAAAGGTTTCGATGTACCACCCCCATACGGAAAAGGAAAATAACATGGCAGACATGATGAACCCAAGCACACGTAGTGCTTACAGCGATTTCTCTGCAGCTAACACAGCAGACTTCAAAGGTGGGGTTGCACCAGCATCAGCACCAGTAGCACAACCATTTGATGGAGTTAAAGGCTCTGTTATGGGTGGAGAAGTTGTAGAAGGCGTATACGTACAGCCTGAAGCAGGACGCCAACACTAATGGCAAAAGCTAGCAACATGGGCAAAATGATGCTCAGCACTGCTGGTACTCCTGCAGTGACAGTTCGCGTTAAAGCCGCGGACAACAAGAAAGTTAACACAAAAGACTTCGGTCATGTAGCAGGTAAGCGTTAATGGCTGCTGCTAAAAAAGGCATGGGTTTTGCGGCAGCGCAAAAGTCCATCGCTAAGAAGCAAGGAATCCCTATGGAGAATGCTGGCGCGATCCTCGCAGCCGGTGCTCGTAAGGCATCACCTGCAGCAAAGAAGAAGAACCCTAATCTCAAGAACGTTCTTCCTGCTAAAAAAGGTAAGTAATCGAATCCCTGCTTCCTATTCGGGGGCAGGGCTTCTTAACAAGAAAGGTAAGTAATGGCTACCTATGGTACAGCCGTCTATAACGGCACAACCTATACGCTCTACGGTTTCCCCGGCTCTTCTATCCGAGATGAATTTAACCGCCTAGCTAATGGTGGTACTTACCCAAGTCCCGCTGCATACCTAGATGTCCAAGGTGCTTGCAACAACTGGACAGGTGCCCCAGCAGGCACAGGCGTAATCGCTTCCCTGAACTACAAGGTCAGCGCTACCCGCCCTCCTAAAGATTATCGTGAAATGAACTCAGTACTTGCTGAGATTTCTGGAATTGGAACCATTGGTTCCCCATCAACTTACGTCGAAGCGGTCACCGCATTAAGGACTATTGCCTCCTAATGACAACTCTTGCTGACCTCATCAACGATACTAAACTTAACATCCAAGGCTTCACCTATCGTCAGGATCGCTCTACTTACCTGACTCAGGCTTGCACCTCTGGAGACCTACTCATTTATGTAGGCGATACTCAGAACATCGGCACAGGAATCATCGAGATCGATGACGAACTGATGTGGGTAGATGCTTACGATCGTCAGGCTAACACCGTGACCATCGCTCCTTTCGGACGTGGCTACAACGGTACAACCGCTGCTGCACACTCAGCCAATGCTCAGGTTATTGTTACCCCGACCTTCCCACGCGTAGCAGTTACCCGTGCGATCAACGACACCATCTCCGCTGTATACCCAAAGGTATTCGGAGTTGGCTCTACAGACTTCAGCTTCTTGGCATCTCGTACTACCTACCAGATCCCTTCAGAGGCAACCCAGATCTTGCACATGTCATGGCAGACTGTTGGTCCTACAAAGGAATGGCTACCTATTCGCCAATGGCGTTGGGATCCGCTAGCAGATCAGGCTACTTGGTCAGTTGAATCCCCTGATGGATTCACCCCGGGCTATGCCAAGACTGTCTCACTTTATGACAACATCCTTCCGGGTCGTACAGTTCACTGCGTCTATGCCAAGCAGCCATCGCTCCTTGTCAACGAGACAGACAACTTTGAGGCTGTAACCACCCTTCCATCTTCTATGCGAGATGTCATCATCTACGGTGCTACTTACCGCTTGTCATCCTTTATCGATCCAGCACGTATGTCTATTACCTCTGCTGCTGCCGATGAATACGATTCCAAGCGTCCTTATGGCACAGGTATCAATGTGACCAAGCAGCTACAAATGATGTACCAGCAACGCCTTGAGGACGAGTCCTTGAAGCAGAAGCTTAATTACCCTACCCGTACCCACTACTCTCGATAAGGTAGACGATGACAGCCCAGACACCTCGTAAGTACTCCTCGCGGTCCCAACAGACCACTCTTTCATCTACTCTTATCGATACAGCTACGGTAGCCTCTGTTAACTCAGCGACTACCTTGCTTGGTGGAGTAACAATCTCAGCGGGTCAAACCTTTACCATTGTTATTGATCCAGATACATCACTTGAAGAAATTGTAGATATTACTGCCGTCTCTGGCAATAACATCACAATCACTCGTGCAGTGGATGGATCTACAGCACAGGATCACTCAGCTGGTGCCGTTGTCCGTCACATGGTTATCGGTCGTGACCTTCGTGAAGCCAATACCCACGAGGTGGCTACATCAGGAGTTCATGGGCTTACAGGTAACGTAGTAGGCGATAGCGACACACAGGTACTTACCAACAAGGATCTGTCCAGCTCTACCAATACATTGTCGACATCTGTGGTTACCCTTACAGGTACCCAGACTCTGACCAACAAAACTTTGACATCGCCTACCATCAATGGCGGTACTGTCAGTTCTGCCACTGTGACTAGCGCTACTATCGCATCTGGTACCTTGGGATCTGCTCTTGCAGCCGGTGGTTATCAGATCCATAACATGGCTGACCCAGCATCTGCACAAGATGCTGCTACCAAGAACTATGTAGACGCTCAGATTACTAACCTTGTTAACGGTGCTCCAGTTAGCCTGAACCAACTTAACGAGTTGGCTTCTGCTATCAACAATGACCCTAACTTCAACACCACTCTTACCACTGCCCTAGGAACCAAACTTCCTTTGGCTGGCGGTACCATGACCGGTGCTATCAACATGGGTACCCATCAGATTAATAACCTTGCTACGCCTTCAGCATCTACCGATGCTACTACCAAGGGTTACGTAGATAGCATCTTGGGATCTGCTACAGCCGCTTCTACAAGCGCCGCTTCTGCAGCTACCTCTGCTACATCTGCTGCTGCTAGCCAAACTGCTGCTGCAACTTCAGCAACATCTGCTGCTGCCTCAGCAACTGCTGCAGCAACCAGCGCCACAAGCGCTGCTGCTAGTGCAACCACTGCTGCTACTTCTGCCGGCACAGCAACTACTCAGGCTGCTAACGCTGCTACCTCAGCCAGTTCTGCAGCTACATCGGCATCGTCTGCTGCTACTAGCGCTACCAGTTCTGCTACTTCAGCATCAGCTGCTTTGACATCTGCTAACTCAGCATCCCTGTCTCAGACTGCCGCTGCTACATCAGCGACTAGCGCTGCTGCATCTGCTACGGCTGCTGCAACATCGGCTACTTCAGCTGCTGCTTCGGCTACCGCTGCTTCTAACTCAGCCACAAACGCTGCAACTTCTGCTTCTAGTTCCCTTGCTACTTACAACACGTACAAGACCTATTACCTAGGATCGTTTGCTTCAGCGCCTACTTTGGATAACCAAGGCAATGCCCTTATCAATGGTGCTACATACTTCAATAGCGCAAACAACACAATGTTTGTGTACAGCACTGGCACAACCTCATGGTCGGCTATTTCTTCTACCTCTGCGGTAACTAACGTTCTTGGTACAACAGGTAACATCACCAGCACAGGTGGTTCTGCTCCTACCATCAACCTTGCTACTGCAGGTACAGCCGGTACCTACGGACATCCAAGCACAATGACAACGGATGCCTATGGGCGTGTAACTAGCGTCACAGCGGGCACTGTCACAGGTACTGGTAACTATGTCCTTCAGACTAACCCAACTTTGACTTTGCCTACTATTGGCAATGCAGTCTTTGGTCTAACTAACGTATCTGTATCTGGCGGTACAACCAACCTATCGTCTTCAGATAACCAGCAGATCTACTTTAGTGCCAACGGTTCTAATAGCAGCCACACAGTAGTCTTGCCTAACACGGCTACCCTTGCTGTCGGTGAGTATTTCGACCTTACCAACATCACGCACCTTGGCACCAATGCCAACGTGACTGTCAACCTTTATGGTGGCACAAACCTTGCAACCTTGTACCCATCACAATCTGTTGTGGCTACAGTGCTTTCTACCAGCTCCAACACCTCTGGTGCTTGGAACCTGTTCTATGATGGTTCTTCTACCGCTACTGGTACAAGCGCAGCAGTATTCTCTATTAGCCCTACCCTTGTAACACCTAACATTGGTGCAGCAACTGGTACATCATTAACTGCTACTGGAACAGTAACAGGTAATGCTGTCGCTGCTACTGGTCTTACAGGTGCTACTACCAACACGGTTCGTTTGGTTGGCGCTACCTCAGCAGGCGCTCCTACATCGGGCACCTTTGCAGTAGGCGATCTTGTTATCGATGACACTGGAACACTATGGATCTGCACTACAGCAGGTACACCGGGTACATGGGTACCTGAAATCTCAGCTAGCCTTACTGTTCGTTCGGCTACGGCTACTGCTGGCACAGGCGAGTTTACAATCTACGGTACTTCTGGTACTGCTAGCCAAACCATTACCCTGCCTGCCACAGCACTTAACGGCAGCATCTATCAAATCAAGAACATCTCCCCTTATCCAGTAAACATCAAGGGTGGAACTAACTCAGTCTCAATCTCAGGAACTGTTTACTCTGCTTCAACTTCTTACACAGTTCCTGTAAATACTTACTACTCGTTTGTTTACTCTGGCAGCATTTGGTATTGCTTTGGCACTACTGATCTTGCTCAAATGGGTGGATCTCTTACTGCACCAACTCTAAACAATTCAACCCTTACTGGAACTTTTACAGCCTCTTCTACCTCTGGTACGAGTGGTCAAGTCTTACAATCTACTGGTACTGGTGTACAATGGGCATCAGTGTCATCCGACCCTAACCCTCAAATCTTCATGCTGATGGGAGCATAAGTAATGACAACAACATACAAGGTGCTGGCACAAAACAATCCGTCAGCCACAACACAGACCACACTTTACACTTGTGGTGCAGCCAGCGGTGCAGTTGTATCAACTATCACCATTTGCAATCAAGCATCTTCTGCAGCCACATATCGTATTGCTGTTCAACCAGCAGGCGCAAGCCTAGTGGCTAAGCACTACATAGTGTATGGAGCAACGGTACCAGCATCTGATACTACAACTCTTACGCTAGGTATTACTTTAGCCAATACAGATGTTCTCAGCATTTATGCATCATCTGCTACTTTGTCATTCAACGCATTCGGAAGCGAGTTATCATAATGGCAGCTAATACAGTCAGCACAACCACTATTAACCCTTGGCAAACCATTGCGACAATAACCGTTACTGCTACAACATCTAATACAGTTATTACTAGTTTATCAGGTTACAAAACTTTAATGATAGTTTGGAATAGTGTATTCAACGCTTCGGCAGATAGCCCATTGATTCAATTTAATGGAGTAACAAGCGGTTATTCATCAATTTCTACCGGTATTGGTGGCAGTTTGGCTGCCACTAATGGAATTATATTAAATAGTTATAATTATTCAGGACAAACAAATATAGGTTATCTTGTTATAAATGATGTTTTATCTTCCGTTCCTAAAACAGTCAATGGATACGGTCAGGTTGCAACTAGCACTTATGCAGGTCCAATTTACGGATTTTGGAATAATACTTCTGCAATTACAAGTATAAATTTTACCACCCAAGGTGGTACAGCATTTAGCGCGGGTGGCACAGTAACTCTCTACGGAATCGCGGCTTAACCCATGCCATCACATGTATCACCTAACATAGGTAAAGTCGTAGACATTCCTAACAACATTCCAACTTCTGTAACCGGAACCGATAATGGAACTGGTCAAGGCGTAAGTGTTGCCTTTACTGGCAACTCGTCAACAACTGGTGGACCAGTTGCATATTACAAAGCAATTTCAACTCCGGGGTCTTTTAGCAATACATCTGGAACTAGTCCTATTGTTGTTAACGGTTTAACTAGTGGCGCTTCTTATACATTTCAAGTTGCAGCGGCTAATGCGACTGGTACTGGTCCGCTTTCCACTTCATCAGGAAGCGTAACAGTAATTGCATTGCCATCAATTACATTAGGTACAAGGTATTCTGATGCAACATATTACTACAGTTATTATGGAAGCAGTCAAACAATTAGCGTTACTAATGGTTCCATTGTTGGTGACATATTTATTTTTGCAGGTGGTGGTGCTGGTGGTTCTAATAACAATGCTAGACCGGGTGGCGGAGGCGGTGCAGGTGGTTACTACTTATACTCTACTCAAACATTAACTACTGGTAGTTATGTAATAACCGTTGGTGGCGGAGGAACGGGAACTATTACTACTCAGGGAACAGATGGAAGTTCTTCATCTTTTGCTACGGGTTACTCAAGCCCTACTGGTGGTGGAGTTGGTGGTTATTACAACAGCGGAACGCCATCTGTAGATAACGGTGGCTCTGGTGGTGGTGGCTCAGTTCCAAGCACTGCACCTGCTTATGCATCGGGAGGTACAGGTACCTCAGGTCAAGGATACAACGGCGGTCGCGGTTATCAATATGCAGGTAACTACAGTCAAATGGGTACTGGCGGCGGTGGTGGTGCTGGCGGTGCTGGTGGAGATGGTTCTGCTACTGCTTCAGCAAACTCTGGTCATGGCGGCTCTGGCGGCTCCGGCTCTAATCCTTGGGGTACATTACCTTTAGGAGCAATTCTTGGTGGTGGAGCAGGCGCTGGGTATAGTTCGGGAGGTTCTGTTTCGGGCTACGGAGGAACTTCTAATGCTGGATATACAGGAGCTGGTAATGGGGGTAATGGCTCATACGGCGCTGGTGGCGGTACAAACGGTTTTGGTGGTGGCTCTTCTGGCAGTTATGTGGCTGGCAATGGCGGCTCTGGCGGAGTTATTATTCGATACACTCGTTCACAAGTAGGAGGATGATAATGGCACATTTTGCTGAAATAGATTCAAACAATACAGTAATACGCGTTCTTGTTATTCCCGATGAACATGAACACAGAGGGCAAGATTACCTTGCTACAGATTTAGGTCTTGGCGGTACTTGGCTTCAAACTTCTTACAATACAAAAGGTGGAGTTCATTACGGTCAAGACGGGCATCCAGACGAAGGCGTTGCTTTCCGCAAAAATTATGCTGGTCCGGGAATGACTTATGATGTAACGCGGGATGCATTTATTCACCCATCTCCTTATCCATCATGGAAACTTAATGAAACTACATGTCACTGGGAGGCACCTACCCCTATGCCTACTGATGGAAGAATATATGAATGGGTAGAAGCAGACCTTAACTGGCAAGTTGTTGAGTTGCCAGCAGATCCTGCGGCTCCAACTGCTTAATGCTTGATGAGATAATCCCTTTACGCCGTACCGTTGAGGACGGCGTAGAGTTTTTTGAGATAAACGATTGGTTGTAATACCAGCCCCGCTTAACTGGCGGGGCTTTTTCTTTTAGAGGAGGAACTATGTCGGGTTTTGACATCACCGAAGGACGCGCCGAACGGTCCATTGCGGTAGACATTGGTGTAGTTCTAGGTCAGACATGGCAGAACACGGACATTGACTACGATGTAGCTATCGGTGGCGTTCCATTCCTCGTCAACCCTACAGCCGAGCATCCTTATGAGCGTGACACTACGCAGTTCCGTAAGAACCAGTATGACACTCAGCGTGATCCGGGTGAGCAGTCACTTACTAACTGGTGGCTTCGTAGCCAGTCTTCATTTCACGCAGGCAATGGCATCACATTCTACGACCCATTTGCCAACCCATTCTCGGTTTCCTTGGCATCTAACTCGTACCGCTTCAAGGAGTCTCTAGGACTCAACGTCATGGAGTTTGGTCAGGTAACAATCCTCAACCGCATGAACCAGACTCAGACTACGACCAATGCTATACAGCTTGAGTCGGTAGTCATCGGTGGTAACGACCGCCTCCTCGTCTTGGACAGCAACATCAAGGTTACTGACGGCACAACATCTGCCATGTCCACCTTAGTTACCGCTGCCTCTACTTCCTACCCAATCCAAAGCATCGCTAACGATGGTACCAATGTCTACTACATCGACAACGGACACATCTACCAGCAGATCATGGATCTATCTACCTCTGCTGTAGCGCTTTACCCAGCCCCAGCATCTTCTAGCATTACCTCATCCAGACTTGGATGGGCTAAGCAGCGTCTAGTGGCCGCTATTAACAACAACGTTTATCAGATCACAGGCACTGGCGCATCCCTGCCTACCCCTGTCTACGCACATCCTAACCCTCACTGGAAGTGGACTGACATCTCAGAAGGTGGCGTAGCGATCTACGCATCTGGTTATGCCGGTGCTAACTCAGCAATCTACAAGTTCGTCCTTGATAACACTGGCGCTATGCCTGTCTTGTCCGTAGGACAGGTAGCAGCACAGCTTCCAGCAGGCGAGCAAGTGCTCTCTATGTATGTACACCTAGGAACCTACATCTGTATCGGTACCAACAAGGGCGTACGCATCGGCACACTCGATGCTACGACAGGTGACATCACCTACGGTCAGATCCTTAACAGCCAGCCAATGCGCGTCACTGGCTTTGCTGCACAGGATGGCTTTGTTTGGGCTGCTGGTACTGTTTCTGACGGCGTGGATTCCTACTCTGGTTCTATGAAGATCGATCTTACAGACTCGATCGACAACCTGATGTACGCCATTGCTCAGGATGCTTACGCTGAAACGCTTCAAGATGGCGTAGTTACAGACATCGCATTCTTTGGTACCACCAATCAGCTCTGCTTCATCGGTGCTACAGATGCCACAACCTCTACCCCAGTCATCGGCAATCTTGGACTATGGGTGCAATCTACAACAGAGGTTTACCCATCTGGTTGGCTGGATACTGGTTACATCCGCTACAACATGCTCGAACCTAAGAACTTCAAGCGTGTCCTTGGACATGCAGATGTAGGCGTAACCCAGACCAGCGAGACGCTAGGTGGAGTTACCAAGGGTTCTGTAACCATCCAGACCTTTGATGAGATGGGCAACTACTACACAGTTATTACTTACGACAACAACACGGGTACTCCAGAAGCAACCATCTCTCAGCCAGTAGGAGCGCAAGCTGCCATGGGACTGCGGTTCCAGTTGAACCGAGATGCTACTGATTCCGGGCTGTCTCCTATCCTCAAGGGATACCAACTTAAGGCTGTACCTGCTACCCCTCGTACTCGTACCATCAAGATTCCTTTGATGTGCTACGACATCGAGAAGGATAAGTACTCAGGTGAACTTGGCTATGAAGGTCAAGCTCGAGACAAGCTCTTTGCCCTTGAGCAGATCGAAGATGCCGGTGACGTGGTCACCTTCCAAGACTTCCGCACAGGAGAAACTCAGCAATGCCTTATCGAGTCTCTTAGCTTCATCAACGTAAAAGCCCCAGATCGACGTCTTACCAACTTTGGTGGCTTGTTGATCGCAACTATCAGAACGGTATAGCAGATGCTCAAGGCAACCAGCGACGCACTTGTCAATCAGGTCAACTTCTCTGGCACTATCTACTACTACTTTTTCGTCTTTGCTGGTATTGCCACTGCCCTCGGTGTCTTCTTTAGACACTACCTTACCAAGACCATCAAGGAAGAGAACGAAAAACTTTTCACCATCATCCATGAGATGGATCGACGTACTAGCCGTATTGAGTACGCCCTATACAACGATGGCAAGACCGGCTTGATTAACAAGGTAGATGCATTGGTCGAAAACCAGCAAGTAATCCGTACCGACGTCGAGGTAATGAAGGCGAGGTACCATGACTAACCCGTTCAAGCGTAAGTACATCCACGAGACTACTGGAGATGTGCTCACCTTTAGCGAGCAGATTTCATGGAAAATCCAAGGCATTATCCGTAACTGGTACTTCGTCATCCTTTGGTCAACTGTCACCTTAGTCTGGTGGTGCCAACCTACATGGTTCACCGACACCCATGCCTACATCAAATGGATGAACCTAGCTTCATGGCTAGCAGTAACCGTAGAACTGGTCATCGGTATCGCCATGATTGGTCAGACCAAGCGTGATGCCCAGATCATCCGTGCTATGTACAAGATGTTACCTGAAATCCAGCAAGCCCTTGAATATATCCGCAAGCTCGAAGAGCGTGAGATCGACATGATTGGGGAACTACATGAATGATTACAAACCAAGAATTGGAGACTACGGTGTCATTAGAAGCACTGGACTTTTTGCTCGACTCATCCAAGTCGGAACTGTCTCTCGGTGGAACCATGTGTTTATCTATGTTGGAGATGGGAACATTGTTGAGGCAACTCCCAAAGGAGTAATCCTTAGCCCTGTATCTAAGTACAACCTGATCGCTTGGAACCAACACGAAGAGTTAGATAGCAAAGAGCGTTATGTCATTGCTGACTTTGCTATGTCCAAGATCGGACAGCCTTACAACTTCATCGTCATCGGCAACATTGCACTTCGTATCCTAGGACTCAAGATTCTCGCTAAGACCAAACTTATGTACCGCTGGGCTCAGGCTACCAAGGGCTACATCTGCTCTGAACTAACAGCTGAAGCCTACGAAGCAATCGGTGAGAACCTCTGCAACAAAAACGCAGACTTGACAACCCCCGGTGATCTAGCAGAAAGACTGGTGTACCAGTGACCTATCCTTTTATCGGAGCTAAACACTTCACAGCAGGACGTGGTGGCAAGACCCCACGCCTCATCGTCGTTCACACAATGGAAACCCCAGAGAGCAACGGACGTGCCTATCAGGTAGCACAATGGTTTGCTGGGCCATCTAGCCCGCAAGCATCTGCTCACTACATGGTAGACAACTCAGAGATCTACCAGTCTGTTCTCGAGGAAAACACAGCTTGGGCAGTAGATGATTTTGAGCTTAACCAAGAATCTATCTCTATCGAACACGCAGGACTAGCAGCACAAAGCGAAGCAGATTGGCACGACCATTACTCACTTGCTGAACTAGCGCTTAGCGCAAAGCTAGCAGCAGACATCGCTCATCGTCACGGCATTCCTATCGTCAAGCTAACCCCGGCTGACATCCTTGCTGGCAAGTCTGGCTTCTGTGGTCACATCGACATCACCTTGGCTAAGCACATTGCTGGTGGGCATACCGATCCGGGAACTAACTTCCCATGGATTGAGTATCTTGCCAAGGTACAATCCCAACCCCACTAAAGTCCTGACACACGCCCACTGCTTCCGATGTGGGGTAGCCGGAGCGATACAATTAAGGCTCTGGATGGTTTACTGTCCAGACTGTTATCCAATAGCGCTAGAAAAGGACAAACAAAAATATGAGCAACGTAAGCAAAATAGAAACGGTAGTTAAGCACTACCTTATGGCAATCGTCCCAGCCGAGACAGCAGCAATCGTTGACGGTCACGGATCAGAAGCCAAGCACATTGCATGGGCAGCAGCCCTTGCTACCTTCGGTCCTATCCTCGGAACATTTTGGAATAAGTACAAGGACACCAAGGACGCTATCGCCTTTATGAAGGCGTACAAGCAGTTCGCAACAGCGGTTACTCCTGCTCCTGTAGCAGCAGCACAGGCTGTGGCAGCGGCTAATCCGCTTCCAGAGACACCAGCACCTACCGTCTAGGATACCCTTAATCGGTTCGAGGATCGATTTTAAGCACTAAAAAGCCCGGCCTTAGTAGAAATACTAGGACCGGGCTTCTTTTTGCGTTCTATGCCCTGTCTGCTACCCCGGCAGCTAGAGCAATAACTGAGCCATTGGTACCAGTGTAGTACCCATAGGCGCCCTTAGGTAGGGTAAATGGGGCGGTCGGTACGCTGAGATGGCTGTACGGAGCGACTCCCTTAAGGTTATAGAAGGATGGGTGGGTGAAGTCGGGGCAAATCACGTTTGTGCCTAGGGCAGTTGTGATGAGATAGTTCCCGACTGTGTGATCGCAGATCTCCATGAGCCAGTTACGACCCAAGGAATCTTTGGCAGTCTTGTTGATCTGAGGATCAACCAGCATCTCTGCGATCTCGTGCATGGCTACTGCTGCGATTCCCGGTGTGTAGCTTGGCTTAGTGATTTGTCTACCCAAGATTGAAAGGCCTTTGACATACGTTCCCAGCGGGCTTCTCTTTCCGTAAGAATCGACTCGAATGTACGCGATTGGGATTCCGTTGACGGTTTCATGGTATCCGTAAGCGGTAGATTCCATTGCAAGATTTGGGAACTTGCTGACGAAGCAGACGTTCCAATCCGCAGTGGCTCTAGCGAGTCCCTGTGTAACGCTAAAGCCCGTGAGACCCCACGCTGTACAGACCTGCTGGGTGAATGATGCGATGGCGTTCGTGATGGGACCGATCTGTGTCCCGAGTGTGCCTGACTCATCGACTATGTTGATCGCTGGCATTATTCGGCAGCATCAATGGCGTCGTTGAAATCATTCTGCAGTTCGGCTAGTTTTTCTTCTAGCTCGATGACAGCGAGCCATAGCTCGTTGATCTCTACAACGTTTTCGAGATCTTCGCCTTCTTCTAGGAAGAGGTTGATGATGACTGTGAAGGCTAGCAACAGACCGATTCCTACGAATGATCCTGCTACTGAGATTAAAAAGTTGTGCATTTGTTTCTCCTTATCGGTGTGTCGGCTTGATTTTTTTTCCTGCTACAGTAAAATCGCCCATGTTGATGGGCGATTTTCTGCTCTGCTACTTAACAGTCTGTAACTGCTTACGTAGTTTGTATCTGTCCCGGAAGTACGTTCCAGCCCAGTAACCGTGCAGTTCTGGAATAGATACGGCATAGGCTAAGCATTCTGCTTTAACCGGACAGCTCTTGCAGAGCTGGACGATTGTCTTGTGTACGGTTTCTCCTACTTCAGGAAAAAATTCCTCGGTATCAATTCCCTCTTTATAGCAAGACGCTTCATCTCTCCAGAGATTCTCTCGACGGCTCATAGACCGAGCATTTCGATGATGTCTTCATGTCCACGCTTCTCAAGGTAAGCCTTGGCGAGAACGTAGTCTTTTTCAGTTGGTGTTGGAATTGAGTTCATTACTGCTGTACTGCCCATTAAGTCTGATGACATGTCATCCTCCGGTCTTGTAGAACCCTGTTCCATTGAACACGATTGGTACAGCGGAGAATACTTTGGTCATGGAGGTTTGGCAACAAACCGGCAATGTAGACTCGCCGAAGTTCATGTACACCTCAATGGTGGACCCACACTTCTCGCACTTAAAGTCGTAGTTAGGCACAATCAAATCCTTCATCTATAGGCGTGGGTGCGGTAGATGTAGCACCGCACATGGCACACTCCTGCAGCAGGTCATACCAGCCCACTGCACGAGTGTCTTCGTCCCACATTACGGTAATTTTGAACATTGCCGATCCGCAGATACAGGCAAAGGTAGGTATCTCTCCATCAAAGGAGAAATCAATCGACTGGTCGATCAGCATTCTTACGCTCCTCGTTGTCCCAGAACAACTTGTAGAAGTCAACGTCAAAGGAAAAGCGCTTCATGTGCTGTACTACTGCACCGGTGTGTGCGTAGAGTGGCACTTCTGCTTCTCGCATGAGTCGGAAGAAGTTGATGTCTTCAGATACGAACTTGTCACCAACGCCAGTCTCATTGAAGAACGGCGTATCGCCAAGTTTCTCTCGCATCTGCTTAGCAGCATTGCGGTGCATGAGCACCAAGCCAAAGCCAGCAGCACCGACACGAACAAGAGAATTAACTGGGAGTGGATGTACATAGGCAAGCTTGTAAGGGTCCTCGGTCCATGAGAAGAGAGATGGGAATGGCGTCATCAGTGCCTGCTCGTTCTCCTTGGAGATGAAGTAGGTACCGGAGATCACCGGACGTGCTACAGGATCTGCCTCATTCCAGAGCTTCTGTAGTACCTCTGGGGTTACCACGATGTCTGAGTCGATCCAGAGGATCCAGTCAAAGTCTGTGTAATCATACCAGTAATCAAAGGCGTTCTGACGCTGACGTCCGATCTGATTACCCTGCACACGCATGGCAGATCGAATAGGTACATTGCCAGCTAGGATCGAATAGACCAGACCTTCAGCAAACTTGCCGTCTACCGAGCCACCGTCGCACCAAGCGACGATGATGTTGTTATTCTTCGGCTTCGGCTTGTCTTGGTTCTGCACTGCCACTCGCTTCATCTCCGACTTGCTCTTGGTTGTCTTGGTCATCGTAAGGTTTCCATCCTCCTAGGTGTTGTACAAGTGATGCCAGCGAACGCTGGACTTTCATGCGAGCACCGTCAGGTGTCGTTGCTAGAGTCTCTGATAGTGCTTTCCAGTCCCCATGCTCCTTGCCAAAGGCAAGTCGTAGGATGTTCTGCTTAGCCTCTGAGAGTGCGTAGAACGCCTTGGCAATGTCAGCCCGTAGTACGAGCCAGTTCATGCCATCGCTTACCTCTCCCCCACCACCGAACTTAGAGTTCAGGTCTTGGATCTTGGCTGGCATCTCATAGGATTCTTGGATAATGCTTGGTAAAAATGCCTCGACTACCGAGGTGTCGTAGTAGTACAGATCAGATAAGTCGTATTTGATGATCTTGGCTTTCTCTCTTTCGCAGTACTTGAGCGCAGCGTTGCGAAGCGACTTAGCAATCAGCTTTTCACGCTCTTTCTCTGGGTATGACTGCCACTCCTTAAACTTGCGAGGATGGCTTACAAACCACATAAACATCTCTTGCTTAATGTCATTGATCTCTAAGACGTAATAGCGTCTCTTGTACTCCTGAGCCAGTTTTGAGACCATCTCGGAGTATTCCTCTACCCAGCTATCGTCTTGCTTCATGGAAGTTGGATTTCTCCCTTGACAATAGGTACTGCATAGGGTGTAACCTTTCGGTTATGTTCAACCAAGATACCGATACCTTGCTGCCAGTTAGCGATACCACTTGTAAGGTAGGATGCCTGCTTAATATCCATAAGGTGACCGACCTCAAGCCCGAAGATAGTATTGGTATCTCCATTGAGTCCGGTAGTTTCGTGTTGCAAGCCGAGCTTATGAGTGTGCCCGCATACAACGCTCTTGCCAAGTTTCTTCGCAAGGCTCATAGCTGTGCTGCCGGGAGTCTGGACGGAGCGACCTTCATCTCCATGTGCCATTACCCATCCGGGGAGAAGCTCCTTGAACCCGTGAAGGTATTGGATCTTAAGCTCATCATAACCGATAAGCTTTTCGACTTTAGTACTACGAAGACTATTAAGGGCAGGAGCGTACTTGTTGATGTACGTCTCGATGCGATCCGTATGGTTGCTGCGTTGAATTACAAACTTCTTATTCCAACCAAGGGCGATACGGAAGTCGAGCATTAAGTCATGCAAGCCATCTATGTCATCTTGTAGCGTGTCATTGTATTCTCCACGCATTCCTTTGTTCCAACGACTTGGCTGAGGAGCGTCAAGCTCATCTCCTACGCACCATAGTTCATCTGGCTTCTCATGCTTAACAAAGTCAATAACGGTCTTGATCGCTTTAGGGTCGTGGTATGGGTATTGGATGTCGCTTAGTACTACGATCTTCTTCATGCGGTCTACCTCTCCACCGACCATTTAGTCGGTGTGAGAAGTATGACACAGCAGATGTCCGTATTGTGAGATTTATCCTACTTGTCGCATGAGATTACGTACGGTTCCTTGTAGGGTTTTTAAGGTACCTGAATTGCTGATGTAGCAGTCTTCTTCGATTTCCTTGCTTGCATGCTCTGAGATGTGATCGTTGACCGGACCAACACCCGGACGCTCTACACGCCAGATCTTTCCATTCAATGCCCAGATAGCTTCCATCTCGTTAGGAAAGCGTACATCTGTAATTACATAGTCGTACCTAAGGGGGTCAACCATTTGAGCCATTGCTTGCTTGACCCAGAAGTCTTCACCAAAGACAGTGCGAGCACCTACGCCTAGAGTTTGCAATAATCTTCGCACTTCAGGATATTGTTTGACTTTATCCCAGCCACCACCCATGTCTACCGCATCTTTAAGATGGTATCCAAAATAGGGGTTAATCTCGTAGAGGAGTTCTTTGATCTTATCGGCAAAGGCAATACGGATAAAGCCGAAGTCTCTTACGAGAACCTCGGCTACTGAATCCTTACCCGACTGTGCGTATCCGCTAAGACCTATCAGCATCTTCAGCTGCCTTAAACTCAAAGTTGGTCATGTCTACCTTGCGTTCATTGAGCTTATCCCAGACTGCCTTGCCTTGACCTAGAGGTGCTGCAACAAGCAGCGCCGTCAATGCAATCAGTAGGTCTTCTCCTTTTTTGCGGTCTGTCTCATAAGCAAAATAAATGTCGTAAAGAGAACCAAAAAGATCCAATACTTTATCGTCCGAGATGGGAATCCCAATCGATGCTTCCATTGTTCTGACATGTTTCCAGATGCTCCTATCCAGCGGTAATACAATCTCTGATTCGCTCATCGATCCAGTCCTTTCCATACTTTAGTATGACGCTATTTACGTCTTCTCCCTCGGGCATTGGGATGACATTCACGTTGGAGAGTTCTCTACCAACCTTCTTGCCCATCTCACTACCAGCCTTGTCACCGTCAGCTAACACGATCACAATGTCGAAATCATCCAAGATACGTCCGTAATGTGGCTTCCATGACGAAGCCCCGGGTAGTCCTACCGTTGGATGCGCTGTCTTTGTAGTCATCATTATACAATCAAACTCACCTTCAGTGAGGCAGATGTACTTCGTGGCTGTAAAGACTGCATTAGTGTTGTACATAGTTGTTTCGGCACCGGGTAAACCAAGGTACTTAGGCTCTTCCCCGTGCATAGATCTTGTACGAATGTCTACCACGCCACTAGGCGTGAGGTAAGGAATAGTTAAACGTCCTACGATTGCTTCGTGACTAGGAAGCGGATCTACGACTACTCCCAGTCCAAACGCTCGGGCTTCGTCGACCGAGAGACCCCGTGTTGCGAGATACTCCTCCGCTTGGCCTATGTGTTTTGAATACTGGATTGTGGCCTTCTGCAGAAATGCTCGATGCGAACTCGATAGCTTCACTTAATGTACCGCCTCTCTCTTTGCGTATTAGATCGTATGTATCTCCTGCTACGTCACAACCGTGACACTTGAACCTGTTAAGGTCAAAGTTCACGGCTGCGCTCGCGTTACGATCATCGTGGTATGGACACTTCATCTTTCTCCAACCGTGTCCTCTAGCTGGTACTGTCGCACCTATGTGGTGCAAGAAGTCTTCAATGCTGTGTTTGTCCGTCATTCTTCATCGCTCTCTTTAGAAGTTCGATCCAAATATGTGCGGGTTGGGTGCAGTACCATTCTCCTACATCAGCTTTCCCCTTGCGCTTATGCAGAACTGTTCCCGTCCAAGCTTTATCGTTGGACATCTCCAGCTCTAGTTCTGCAACCCACCCACCTAGATTCATCGTCGCGTGGTTCTTGATCTCAATAGTGACACCAAGTACCCCGGAGATGTCTCCTTTGTCTAAAGTAGCACCAGCTAATCGTCTATCTGTATAAGGGAATCCTCGTTCCTTTAGCCATTTAACGACGTCTAGTTCTGCCTTAGAACCCTTTGCTTTAGCTGCGTTACTCATACAACCATCATCTCCTCTTGATCGTAGGTACGCATTACATCTTCCAAGTACATCGACTCTGGGTCGAAGACTAATTGTACATAAGTATTGCCGGTTTGGTCTGCTCTTCCGTAGCGATTCTTGACAGGTGCTATGCACATGTACTGATCGATGCCGTTAGGCAGCATGTAGTTTCCGATGGTCAATACCATCGCCGGGATCTGTGCAACCTTACCC